ACTGACCTTAGACCTATGATTGATGGCTGTAGCTGTTTATCTAATGGCTTACTAGAATGTAATGGTCTATGTGGAGGTGCAGGTAACAATGGCTATAACAATTCAATCTTAATATTATGAAGCACTCAGGCATTTTATCATTCTTAACTTTTGGCTTTGGATATCTTTCAGGTATCTCTTTAGTATTTGCTGATCAGTTACATTTCAAATTATTAGGATGCCTGTTAATATCTTACTTTACTTTTTTACTAGCATCTGAAATAGAATCTAAAGAATGAAAGCACAATTATCCCTACTACTAATATCTATACAATCAGAACTATTGACACTTATATCTATATGCTTTGCATTCTTTTTACCAATAAGTGGGATACTGCTAATGATAGGAGTACTAATATGCATTGATACTTTTACAGGTATTTGGAAAGCTAATAAATTAAAAGAAAAAATTACTAGTAGAAAGCTCTCATCTATAATCAGCAAGCTAGCACTTTATGAAGTTACTGTGATTATGTTCTTTTTAATAGACCAATTCATACTAAATGATATCATACTTACTTTTTTTAGTGTACCATTTATGCTCACTAAAGTAGTGGCATTGGTCCTAGCTAGTATAGAGGTGATGTCAATTAATGAGAATTATAAAGTAGTCAAAGGCATAGACTTATGGCAATCAATGAAGTTACTTTTTGCAAGAGCTAAGGATATTAATGATGACATTAAAAAGATAAAGAAATGATATACTTAAGAGAGCAAATAGATGCAGCTGTAAAAGCTAAAGGTTATGCATATTTTGCAGGTGCTAAAGACTATGATGTAAATATTATAGGAGTTCGTAACTCAGCACCAGGTCAAAGGGTAACAAATCTTTTTGATGACAAAATTACTATATCTTATAGAGTAGATGGTAAATGGTTCTATCATGAGTGGGATGCTACTACTGAGCCAGGTAAAAAAGGAGTAATGCAATTCCATAATGCTAAAGGAGTAGCTAGATTAGTTCCAGGACAATATAAAGGAGCTTATGCTATATCTAAGCATCAAGGAAAGTATGAAGCAGTATGTCAAAGATTAGGAGATGTGACTGTATGGAGAGATGGTAATAAAGATATGACATTTGATGAAGTAAAAACAGATACAGGAATGTTCGGAATCAATATCCATAAGGCAGGTACAGTATCTAGCTTTGTAGAAAATTGGTCGGAGGGCTGTCAGGTATTTAAAAGAGTAAAAGATTTCAATGAGTTTATGGTAATAGTTAATAGAGCAAAAGATATACATGGTAATCACTTTACTTATACCTTAATAGAATCTAATGATATTTAGACTAAGTGTAATTATCTTAATGCTTAGCTCCTGCTCTGCACAATACCATCTTAATAAAGCAATTAAGAAAGGATATAAATGTGAGCAGACAGGTGATACTATCAGAATCACTACACTAGATTCTATTCCTGTTATAATTAATGATACTATAGTATGGGAAAAAATTATAAGTACTAAGGATACTGTAATCAAATATAATACAGTTTATGTACCTAAGACTAGACTAGATAAAAGAATAGAATATAAAATACAAGTAAAGACTATCTACAAAGATAGACTAGTATACAAATATAAGTATAGAGCTGAGGGGCAAAAGGCAAAGGCTGAAGTAAAAAAAGTTAAGGCTACAAGACCTAAGAGTAAAGGTAATCTTAACCTGTTATTTGTAGGGGTAGGAATAGGTCTACTATTATCATATCTCTTTAAATTTGCGAGGGAGAAATATTTATGGTAAGAAAAAGATTATTCTTTGATATTGAGACGAGTTTCAACGTTTCTGTCTGTTGGAGGGCAGGATATAACCTCACTATTAATCCAGGTGATATCATTCATGAGAGAGCTATTATCTGCATCTGCTATAAATGGGAGTCAGAGGATGATGTACAGTTCCTAACTTGGGATAAAAAGCAATCTGATAAGGCAATGATTAAAGCATTCCTCAAAGTTATGGCTCAAGCTACAGAAATTGTGGCTCATAATGGGGATAGATTTGACCTCAAATGGTTGCGTACAAGAGCTTTATTACATGGTATTGATGTTATGCCCTCACCTAAGACTATTGACACGCTTAAATGGGCTAAAAGATACTTTAATTTTAACTCAAATAAACTAGACTATATAGCTAAGTATTTAGGAGTAGGGCAAAAAATGGATACAGGAGGACTTGACCTGTGGAAAGATATAGTATTTAAGAAAGATCAGCAAGCAATGGATAAGATGGTAGAGTATTGCAAAATGGATGTCACTGTCCTAGAAGCTGTATTCAATAAACTTAATTCCTACACTACTCCATCTACTCATTATGCTGTAATGGAAGGAGATGAGAAGTTCTGCTGTCCTGAATGCACAAACTATAATGTAAGGTATAATAAACAAGTAGTGACTGCAGGAGGTACTATCCATCATTGGATGTTATGCAATGATTGTAGAAAACATTTTAAAATAAATAATAAAACTTACACAGAATTTTTGAAATTCAAATATAAGCATTAACTTAGCACTTGTTTCCATAGTAAAAGAAAACAGTTGTACGCTCCCCAGCACGCAGCTGTTTTTTTTTTGCATGAATAATGCTAAATATACTTTGCAAATAACAATACTTTTGTAAGATATGCTTTACATAATAGGCATAATTCCGATTTTGTCAAGTTTTTCGCACTATTAACTTGACTTTTTAAGGGCGTAACCCTAATAACTTAAAAGGTTTTAAGGTTTTAACCTATAGCAATTCCCGCCAAGTTAGTAAGTTTCGCTGATTTATTATACATTATTAAGTAAAATTTGCCTTTATTATATGTTTTACCTTTAAAGGATGGGTACAATTTTTACCTATCCTTATTTAGAATGAATATAAATTACACTTTTTTATTGCAGATATAAAACTTTCTATTATCTTTGGCGTATAGTTATTAACAATAAAAACTTTACACATGGACAAAGAACAAATTATGACAATCATTCTAGATCAGTATCAAGAATTAAAAAATGAAGCTGATGAGTTAAGAGATGCAGTAGGATATAGAGATTCTGCTACACAAAGAGCTTACACTAAAGCAGTAACTATTTCTAACCTAATAGACAGAATCAATGAAGAGACTAATTAAATACTTTACTCCTGTAGGAGAAGAGCAGAAAGGATTTGTTATGGCATTTGTCATAGTAATCTCTATAATATTATCAATCGTTTTTTTATTTCCACTTTTATCTTTTATATCATGAACTTTATAGACCTATACAAAAGAGACAATACTTATTTTTCTAATTGGACTACTGACTATGATAGCACTGTATACATAGCAGGCACTATTGAGCCATTTACCTACAATGCTGAGGAGAATGATGAGGGATACTTATCCATGTTTATTCTAGATGAGGTAGAACTTAACCTACTTAAATCTAAGCTATGACATTCAACGCAATTATAAGATTTTGGACTAGCAGAAGATCATCAGATGAGATAAGGGGTGGTTTTAATCTGCCTCTTTACCTAAGATATTTAGAAATCATAAATAATAAAGGCAATGACTGAGTTTACACAGCTAGCTATTGAGGTACAAAATGCTATAGCTAATGGTGATTACACTCACCAAAAATACCTACAATTTAGAGAGTGGTACTTTCAAAATTATGAGGGTAGTAAGAGGAATGCAAATAGAGATTTTGCAATGTTTGATTTAATGTATGGCTTAGATGTGCCAATTAAAAATAATGACAATGAAGATATATAAAGTAGTATTTAAAACCTTTGACTATTGGGGAGGTCCTGTAAAGTTAGTGACCAGGATAGTGGAGGCATATGATGCTGATCATGTTAAGCAGCTCATACAGAAAAATGATGACTTAATTCTATTAATTGAAGAGGTATGAATGACATCATAAGAGAAAGGTATCCATTTGAGCCTACTAAAAAGATAGCAGATGACTTAGGACTTAGTGAGTCATCAGTATACAATAGAGCTTTTGCTATGGGTATTAAGAAAAATCCTAAATACTTAAGGTCTACTCAATATCCTCCAGGTTATTTAGGTGGTAAAGCTACTCAATTTCAGAAAGGTCATGCTCCTGCTAACAAAGGACAAAAAATGTCCACAGAAGTATATCAGAAAGTGGCTCATACTATGTTTAAGAAAGGTTCTAAGCCTGTAAATACTCAGCCTATAGGTACTATCCATCAGAGAAGAGATACAGGAGGTAAGATGTATCAGTATATTAAGCTAGCAGATTGTAAATGGCAGCTGCTCAATAGATATACTTGGGAACAGCACAATGGACCAATACCTAAGGGGATGGTAGTAGTGTATAAGGATGGTAATTATCTGAATAATGATATTAACAATCTGCTAATGATTACTAAAAAAGAAAATATGGCTAGAAATACCATACAAAGATTGCCTAAAGAGCTTCAGCAGGTGATGAGATTAAAATGTAAATTAATAAAAAAAATAAATAACAATGGCACAAAACAAACTAAGTGATCTAAGAGATCATCTATTCATGGCTCTCGAGAGATTGAGCGATGAGACATTAACAACAGACCAGGTAAATGTAGAGGTGGATAAAGCTAAGGCAATATCTCAGCTCGCAGGAACTCTAATCCAATCTGCAAAAGTAGAGATAGATTTCATTAATGCTACAGGTGTAATGGAGTCACAATCGGATCTATTTAAGTCAGTAACTCAAACTAAGTTATTATGACAGCAGTACAACAGGTATTTAGTGACTTAGAAAAGTTACAGCCCCATCTATTCAATATGCATTCTGTAGAGGGTAGAGAGTTTGTCAATCACTTTCATAAGTATTTAGAGGAGGAGACTAATCAAATGAAATATTTTTATAATCTAGGTCAAATCTATAATGGATGTCCTTATGAATTTGAACAGTACTATAATAAATCCTTTAAAAACTCAGAACAATGAAAGAACTAGATTTTTTAAAAGAACAAATCACAAAGTATCAGCTAGATACTAATAGCAGAAATAGATCCTATGTCTATAAGAGATACTATGTAATGTACAGGCTGAACAAATGTAAGGTATCACTTACTCAAATAGGTAAGATGCTGAATAGACATCATGCTACTGTTATTCATGGTATCAGAATGCACAGGAGATGGACCAGGATGCAGGATAAATTATATCTGCATGAGATAGAGCCATTAGTTCAATCTGCTCTTAATAATGATTATGAGGATAAGTACAAAGTTTCGGCAATAGAGCAGTTCAATTACATTAATGTAAGGATTCAGATGCCTTATGAGTATGATAAGGTCCATCAATTTAAAGAATATATGACAGCTAAAGAATTAGCTGAAATAATTTAAAGCTCTTCGGAGCTTTTTTTGTGCAATGTTAAAATGGTCCTTACAACTTTGCACAAAAGATTGCACATAAAATAGAATTGATTATCAGTATTTTAGATTGATTTGTGCAAAGTTTTGAGAAAAAGCCCCTACCCTATATATACTATAAGACCAGGATGAAAAAAAAAAAGTAAAAAAAAAGACCAACTTTGCACAAAGCCTTGGTACTGCTAACTTTTGGGTGTGCAAAGTCTGTGCAAAGTTGTATGTTGATAAAAAAAGATTGCACACTTTGTAAAGTATTAATAATTATTATTACATTTGTAAAAATTGAACAGCCAAATGACAAAGACTTTAATCTTAGAGAGTATAAATCCCCCTATCAACTTGGCTGTTCGCTTAGGGGGACTCTCTTTTTTATATAAATTATGAATCTAATAGATGTAGCACATGAATTAA